TATTTAAATATGAATATTTGATATTTTTAATTCAATCCCTATTGCTAGTGCTTAAATATTATGCCAATATGAAGTTGGAGATATTTCCGAATAGATATTTCCTATTTCAGGTCTAAGCGTTTTTTTTCGCTAAGCCCATTTCTGAATAAAAATAGGAAGTGGGCTTTTTTATTTTTAAATATTTCAGTATTATCAGTGTGTTGCTTTAAGTAACATTAAACCTTATTGATCAGCGCAAATATCAAAAAAGGGGGAGCTTGCCTACTAGGCAAGCTTTTTAAATTGATAATTTAAACACAATAATCCATTTTAAAGCTCAATAGAAAAATCAAACTTCCCTAGCTTTTATTCGTACTAATTTATTGAATATAATCGTTTTTATAATTTTTAAAATTTCCTTAAACTAAAAATGGAAAATTTCTTGTTGCAACATTGTTATAATAGGACTACCTTAAGGAAAATACTTTATAAAAATGAGGAGCTGCTGAAATGCCACAGTATCTCATGTTTGCGGAAAATATTTATAACAAAATTAAAGATGAGGAATTGTTTTCACATGACTGTATTGAAAATATGAACTTACTTATGACATGTATACGCAGAGAAATTGAGGGAACAGAATTTAAATTAAAATATAATTTTATTGATTTTGTTGAATTGTTTAGTAAACAATTAGATGAATGTAAAGTAAAAATAGATGTGAGTTTGATTCCTCCTCATAATTCAGAAGGTGAGTATATTTTATGGTTAGCTGGATTTATCGAAAAAATTACAGAAGGTGGACCTAAACCACCTCCGCCTATAAAGAAATTTATTCCAGAGTATATGACCTTGAAATCTGAATTAGATTTTTTACCTTTAAATGAGGAAAAAATTCAAACCGAAGGTAAAGAAATTACGGATTACTTTAATTCAAAGCTTTATAAGGCAACTTTTAAGAAGTAATACTATATTGCCTGTGAGTTTAGCCACCGCCTTAGGGCGGTTTTTTTATGGGTAAGAATAATGGATTCTACAGAATACTTTTGGCTTACTCGGAAAAAAGAACCTAAAACTAAACCTAAAAGCCGGCCATTGCCTAAGGCGAAGCAAAAATATCTCGAGGCTGAGGCAACACTTAAGGAAGAGCTTGAGGATTTGGCGATTGGATTTGAAAGTAAGTTTCAGCCGATCCATACCAAACACTGGCGCTTTGATTTTCATATAGTGAAATTGCGTTTGCTCATTGAAATTGAGGGTGGTCCCTGGTCTGGTGGGCGTGGTGGAAAGCTGTCAAATAAAGCATGGAGTCTTGATCGATATGATCATGCTGAAGAGATGGGTTACAAAATAGAGCGCTTTCATCCAGACTCTGTTTTGTCGGGATATGTCATTAACTGGATTAAAGACAAATTAGCGAGAACTGAAGATGGAGCAGATCAGACCATTTCCTCCACAGGAATTAATTGATAAAGCCGATGAAGAAGAAGCAATTAGACTAACACCAGCACCAGATCTAAAAAAATGGGTTGTTGCTAATTATTTAACTATTGGTGGACCTCTTTATAACCCCGATCATGATCACATAGCTGAGCTGCTTCACGATAATGAAGAATTTTTAGCATTTGCTTGGGCCTCTTCTGCATATAAAAGCAAGCAAGCTATGGTGTTAGGCCAGTGCGAAAAAGTCATGTTCAATGTTGGTGGATGGCGTAAGGCCAGACAAGAGCAACAGATGCGTGAATGGTTTGGCTTTGTACCAACTTATTTAATCACTGTTGATGCTACCTTTTGCGATAAAGCAAATGATCGTGAGTTTTGTGCTTTGCTTGAACATGAGCTTTACCATATAGGCGTAGAACGTGAAGAAGACGGCGAGATGATCTTCAGTAGTTCAACAGGTTTGCCTAAGCATTTTTTAGCTGGGCACGATGTTGAAGAGTTTATTGGCGTAACCAAACGGTGGGGGGCTAGTCAAAGCGTTAAACGTATTGTTGAAGCTGCAAAAAATCCGCCGTTTGTTTCGAATCTTGATATTTCAAGATGCTGCGGAAATTGTGTAATCAATTGAGCCTTTTGGCTCTTTTTTTTGTCCTGTTTGCTGTACGTAGCTGTACGAAGGGGAATTTATGGCAGCACTAAAAGAGCCTGTGAAAATATTTATTGTTCAAGCTCTTGCATGCCGTGATACCCCTCAAGAAGTGGTTGAACAGGTCAAGCAAGAGTTTGGAGTTGATATTAGTCGTAGCCAATGTGAATGCTATGATCCAACAAAATATTCGGGCAGAAACTTAAGCAAGAAATTTGTTGAGCTTTTTGAATCAACCAGAGAGAAATTTGATGAAGGCTTAATTGATATTCCTATTGCTAATAAGTACTACCGTCTGAAGCAATACCAAAGACAGCTTGATAGAACTAGAAACGTTAAAACAGCGCTAAAAATTCTAGAACAAGCTGCAAAAGATATTGGTGGACAATTTACTAATCGCCAAGAAATTACAGGCAAAGACGGCGGACCATTACAAACGGTTAATTCGGATGTGCCTGTTCCAATGGAAGAGTATTTAAAAGCGCGGAGGGAGGTCTTAGATGAGTACTGATGCGGCTCGGGATAAAGCCATCCGGATCGAGGCGCAAGAAGATTTATATTTCTTCACAAGGTACATGTTTAAGGAGCGCCGTGGTTATAAATGGATGCAAAATTGGCACCACTTAGAAATCTGCGAAGCTTTAATGAAAGTTTATCGCGGAGAGATAAAGCGGTTAATTATTAACGTTCCACCACGATATTCTAAAACTGAAATTGCTGTAATTAATTTCATGGCTTGGTGTTTTGGTAAGAATCCAGACTGTGAGTTTATTCATATCAGTTACTCGGCAATGCTTGCCGCAAATAATGCCTTCCAAATACGAACCCTTGTGCAAGAAGAGGCGTATAGAAAAGTCTTTCCCGAGCTTACATTGCGTGATGATAGTAAGGCTAAAGACTTCTGGAGAACTTCCCAAGGTGGTGTCTGCTATGCGACTGGTACAGGCGGCACGATTACCGGTTTTGGTGCAGGAAAACTTCGTAAAGGCTTTGGCGGCTGCATTATTATTGATGACCCGCACAAAGCACATGAAGCTTCATCAAAAACTATTCGAGAAGGGGTAATTGATTGGTTTCAGAACACACTCGAATCGCGTACTAACTCGCCAGATACGCCGATCATTGTGATTATGCAGCGACTTCATGAAGATGATTTAGCTGGATGGTTGCTAGGTGATAGAAAAGACGGCGTTCCTGTAGCTGGTGGTAACGGTGAAGTGTGGGAGCATCTATGTCTTTCAGCTATTCAGGAAGACGGATCCGCACTGTGGCCAGCAAAACACAATATCCAAAAATTGAGGCTAATGGAGCAAGCAGCACCATATGTATTTGCCGGGCAGTACCGACAAATGCCATCACCGCCAGCAGGCGGTTTTTTTAAGCCCGACAATATTCAAATTGTTGAGGCTTTGCCTGCAGATGTATTGAAACAAGTTAGGGCTTGGGACTTTGGGGCAACCGAAAATGAAGGCGACTTTACAGTAGGTGTGCGAGAAGCTCTAGGCGCAGATGGTTTTACTTACATTGTCGATGTTACAAGAGGACAGCTTGGTCCAGACAATGTGAATAAGCGTTTAGAACAAACAGCAAAGCTAGATGGGAAAAAAGTTTCTGTGCGTTTACCACAAGACCCCGGTCAAGCAGGCAAATCGCAAGCTAATTCATTTGTGAAGCTTCTTGCCGGTTATAACGTGATAGCCAAACCAATTTCAGGTGACAAGCTCACACGGGCACAACCATTTGCGGCCCAAGTTAACGTGGGAAATGTACGTATGCTCAAAGGTGAATGGAATAAGGATTTTATTGATGAGCTTCGTCATTTTCCTAATGGCACACATGACGACCAAGTGGATGCAGCTTCAGATGCGTTTAATGAATTACATGAAGGTTTTGAAGCCTTCTTTGCTGATATGGGATTTGCTCGATGAGTGATGTAACTTTTCAACATGCTGAATATGTTAAGAACTTGCCATACTGGCAAAAACTTGATGATGTTTGTGAAGGTGAAGATGCAGTTAAGGCTAAAGGTGAAAAATATTTGCCGATGCCAAATGCACATGATAAATCACCTGCAAATAAAAGCGCTTATGAGGCTTATCTTACCCGTGCAGTCTTTTATGAAGTAACAGGGACTACATCAAATAGTTTAGTTGGAGCAGCTTTTGCAACAGATCCAAGTTTTAAATTTCCTCCCGAGCTTGCTCATTTAGAACGTAATGCGAATGGAGCCGGTTTAAGTACTTATCAATTGGCTCAAAATGGAATTCGCCACTTATTGAAGCATTATCGTTGCGCTTTATATGTTGATTATCCCGATGTGCCACCAGCTCGTAATCTAGCGGAATTTAAAGCGCAAAAAGCCTATCCAATGATTCATTTATTGAATGCCATAGATGTAGTGAATTGGGATTCAGTAATGGTCGATAACCAGAAAAAACTTTGTCTCGTAGTTATCCGTGAATTTAGGTCTGAGCGCGGTGCTGATGGATTTAGTAAAACCGAACAAGAGCAATATCGTGTACTTCGTTTAGAGCAAGAGGGAAATGGGGAATATATTTATTCCGTTCAGGTGTACACAAAGGGAGAAAAGGGCAATTGGCTTGGTGGAGAGAAGAAATTTCCAACGGATTATAATGGTAATTTTTGGACTTATATTCCATTTACCTTTTTAGGAGGCAATGATAATTCTGAAGAGATTAAGAAGCCGCCATTACTTCCTTTGGCCAATCTCAATATAGCCCATTATCGTGACAGTGCGGACTTTCAAGAGTCAGTTTTTTTTATGGGTCAACCTCAATACTATGCGAAAGGTGTTAATTGGGAGTGGTATGACCAAGCGAAGAAACGTGGCATCTATATTGGCGCGAAAGTTCTTTTGCCTTTACCTGAAAATGGTGGATTAGGAATTGTTCAAGCCGACCCTAATACTCTTGCCCGAGAAGCGATGAAAGATAAGTGGGAAAAAATGAAGGAGATGGGGGCACGTTTAATCGAGAAGGGTTCTGGAAGCAAAAAGACTGCTACAGAGGCAAATAGTGATGACGCCGTTCAGCATTCAGTTCTTTCGCTCTGTGTCGTTAATATGAATGAAGGCTTGTCAGCAGCATTACGATGGGCTGCTAAGTTTGTAACGCCTAATGTGGATGTTCTAACTAAAGATGATTTGATGTTCGAAATCAGTCAAGAATTTAACAAACAGGGTTATTTAGCTGAGTTAGCTCGACAGTTATTTGAAGCAGCTCTACAAGGCCGATCTTCATTTAAATCATGGTGGGAATACAACCAAACAGGTATGTTCCCTAAACAAAAATATGAAGAAGAGCTTCAGAATGTTGAAGCAGAGCAAGATGGGACTTTAAATCAAAAGGTAGAGTGAGATGGCAACAGATATCAAAAAACTATTTGAAGCACTCACTCAGCACCAGGCCTATCTTTATCGTGCTTCATCAAAAACGGTAAATGAGTTATTGGCTTTATTCAATGATGATACGAGCAAGATGCTATCTAAGCTTCGGGATTTATTGGATGAGCTTAATGAGTCGGAGAAAGTTGCTTTAGCTGGTGGTAAATATACAACTTCAAATTTAAGGGAAATTAGGGATTTGATTGCCCAATGGTTTGCCAGTGTTAATTTAGCATTACCTGAAGCTTTTGCCGTTTCTGCTACGGCGCTGGCTGTTTATGAGGCCAATTACGTAGCTAAGCTCTATGGAGCAAAAATTAATAAGCCTGATGGGGAAAAACTATTCTTATCCGCTAAAAAAGTTCCGTTGGCAGGTGGCGCTCTTGTCGATGATCTGCTTTCAAGAATTGCTGAAAGTGCCCGTCAAAAGCTTGAGTATGCAATTCGAGATGGTATTAATTCAGGCAAAACTAACCAAGAAATTGTTCAGCGTATTCGTGGTACCAAACGGCTTAACTATGAAGATGGGATCTTAAATGGTACCAAAACTGATATGGAGCGAACGGTAAGAACTGTGCGAAGTCATGTAGCTAATCAAGCCTATCTAAATAGCTTCAACCAAATTGGCTTTGAATATGTCCGATTTGTTAGCGTTTTAGATGG